CAGTAATTAATACACTACTACTTGACGAAGCAGGCAAACCTGTATTAGATGCAGATATGATACTGCCCGCAGATGTCATGGCACAAGTTATGACTAGGGTGGTAGAACAATTGGGAAAGTGACTAACCTGGATGTCAAAGAAGGCGATATTATTCAGAGTTTTTGCGTTATGTTAGATGCCATGGCAGAACGCTATAATTATTTGCCCAGTGAAGTATTGGCACGTGCCACAACACTTGACATCCAAATATTTGATATTGCTAACAAGCATAAAACATTAGCGCAGGAGCGAGCAAAAGATCCTAATTATAAACCAGTGCCTAAAATGCGACAGGAAGACCTAGCAGCAATGTTGGCAAGAGTGAGGGCAAAAGATGGCAGTAAAACTTGAAACAGATTTAATAACACCCAGTCTAACACGTATTGATCAACAACTGCGTAAGTTAGCCGCAGATGCTTTTGATGTATTTTATAAAAATACTCCTCGCCGCACTGGCAATGCTCGCAGTAAAACTAGGCTGTCTGGCAGTGAAATACAGGCCAATTATCCCTATGCTGAACGATTGGATGAGGGATATAGTCCGCAACGTCCCGAAGGTATGACTAAACCCACAGAAAAGTTTATTCAGCAACGCACTAGAGAAATTATTAGGAGAAAGTAATGGCAGATTTAAGATATACCGTAGATGTCAATACTAGAGATGCTGTACGCAGCATAGACACACTAAAAGGTGCGCTTGGTGGTTTGGCAGCAGCATTTACCGTTAGAGAATTCGTAAAATTTGCCGATGATATTACTAACTTACGAAATAAATTATTAAGCCTTACACCAGAGCTGGATACGGTAAATCGTCAATTTAAAGCACTGGCCGCAATTGCTATTACTGCTAGAACACCGTTAGAAGCAACCAGTGATTTATTCTTTAGAATACAGCGTAGTGCTAAAGCCCTGGGCATTAGCCAACGTGAAGCAGCACAAATAACAGAAAGCGTAGCCAAGGCTTTAAGTGCCAGTGGTCAAAGTGCCAGTGAAGCAGCAGGACCTTTATTACAATTAGGCCAAGCACTACAAAGCGGCACATTCCAGGGCGATGAATTACGCAGTATATTAGAAGGCTTACCACAGGTAAGTCAAGCACTGGCAGCAGAGTTAGGCGTAACCGTAGGACAACTTAAAAAATTAGGCAGTGAAGGACAAGTCAGTGCTGATGTATTCGTGCGTGCTATGCGACGTGCCAAAGACTCAATTGAAGAAGCATTTGGCCGTACTACACCAACTATAACGCAAAGTTTAGAACGATTAAAAACGGTTAGTAAATTGGCATTTGATGAGTTTGAAAAGAACACAAATACTGGTAAAACACTGGGGCAGATGATTGAATATATCACCGTAGTTGTTTATAATAGTATAAGAAGTATAGATGCTTTTATTGAGAAATGGGGCAGTACGTTATTATTAATTGGCCAGATCATAATAGCATTTACGGCATTTAAAACGGTAGCCAGTATCGCCAGCGGTATAGTAAGGGCTATAGCAGGTATTGGCCGTGCCTTTAGTCAAGTGGGCATGGGTGTAGCCAGTGTAGGTGAAAAACTAGGCAGTTTTGGCCAAGGTATCGCGTCAATGCTACCATATGCTGATAAATTAAGTAAGTTTTTCTATAATATGGGTAGAACGTTGGCACCTTTGGTCGGGGCTTTAGCCGGTGCTGTCGCTGCCATATATGCTTGGTCGGGTATTGGCGAAATTATAGATAAAATTAAAGCACTAGGTGATAGTAATAGTGAAGCAGCACGTCAAGTAGAAGATTTTAGACAAGCACAATCGGGCATTAAAGATGATCTAGATGATACCGCAGGTGCCAGTGAAAATGCCGCCGCAATGGCCAAAGAACTTGCTAAACAATATGCTAGACTACAACAGGCCAGCGAATTTGAAATAGACAATTTAAACAGAGCACTATCACAAGAACGTGCTCGTCTAGCACTGGAAAATAAATTTACACAACTGCGTATAGATGGGGTAGGCGATACACAGGATCAATTACAAGTAGATCAAGTGCGTCAGCGTATAGCCCAGGATATGTATAACGCACAGCAACGTTTAAATCAAGAAATACAAAAGCTAGGCCTAGAATACAACCAACTCACCGTTAAAGATAGTCAGCGTGGTCGGGAACTGCGTCAGCAGATCGGCGTATTACAAAATCAGCGTGAAGAAAATAAAAAGATTTACAGCGATCACGAAGAAGGCATGGCGGCACTGATTACCAATCAACTAAATCTAAAAAGTATTGAAGAAGCACGTAAGAAAATCAACGAAGATATTATCGCAGCCATTGATCGCCAAAGACAGCAACAGGAATTGGCTGGACAGGCGGTACAAGATATTAACCGTCAAATATCAGATTTACAAAATAAGAGACCAGAATTTGCCACACTGGGATTTACTGGCATACAAAAGCAACTGCTACAAATTGAAGACGACGCTAAACGAGCAGCACAAAACGCAGCAGAAAAATTTGCTCGTGAATTTGGAGATGTAACTCCCTTAAATGAAGCAGAATTCGCAGCAGGTTTAGATGCCATTGCTGAAGGTTATAAACAATTGGCAGATTTACAAAAAGAATTTGCTCAACAAAATTATACAATAACAAGAACATTTAGTTATGGTTGGCGTGATGCTATGACCCGGTTCGTAGAAGATGCCACCAATAGTGCTCAATATGCTAAAACATTATTTGACACATTTACAAGAGGTTTTGGTGATGCTATAGTTAGATTCGTTCAAACTGGTAAGTTAAGTTTTAAAGATCTTGCTAATAGCATATTGGCAGATGTAGCACGTATGGCATCAAATAGATTATTAGTCAGTTTATTTGGTAAATTCTTCGGTGGTGGATTTGGCACTGGCATGGGATTTGGCAACTTGGATTTTGGTGGATTTTTCGCACACGGTGGTCGTTTAGGTGCAGGTAAATGGGGCATAGCAGGAGAAGCAGGCCCGGAATTAGTAACAGGTCCAGCCAATATTACACCAATGACTGGAGGCGGTGTAACTAACGTTACATATAATATACAGGCTGTAGATGCCAGTAGTTTTAGAACACTAGTGGCACGTGATCCTGAATTTATTTTTAATGTAACTGAACAAGGTAGAAGAAGTTTGCCCACAAGGAGTAGAAGATAATGTCATTACAAACCATTATAGATAGTGCTGTCAATATTGAAATCAATCGCAGCAAACTTGTAGCACAAAGCATAAGCCGCAGTGGGCGATTATTAACCACTACTCGCAACTGGGCTAATCCCTATCGCTTTACCGTAACACCAAAGCCTATTTGGACCTGGGATACAACTACACAGGCGGTATTTGCCAGTATATTTGACAATGATCGTCATACTGAAAGTGCCATATACTTAAGTTATGTAGATAATGGACCTTTACAATGGCTAACAAATTATAAGGGCACGTTAGACAGCACAGATGATGAAGTGTTAGATGATATGACGGTGGCCAGCACACCTACCACTGCCAGTATTAGTTTAACATATTCAGGCAATTCTACAACAAATAACGGCCGATATATTGTTCGCAAAGGTGATTGGATTAGGCCCACAGATCATAGATATCCCTACCAAGCCACTACAGACGTTCAAATAAGCACGGGTGTAAGCAGCTATGCTATACCAATACATAGAGGATATATCAGCCAGTCAGGTTATACGGTCACCGGCAAAACACTGGCCATAGGCGACGGTGCAGCAAGATTTTATGTCCAAGTAAGCAAATTACCCACAATGAGATTTATATATAAAGATCTGGCGGAACTTACTGGTGATTTTGAACTAATAGAGGTTATAACACTATGACAACAGCAATAACCGCAGTAGATACAGAACAACGAATTGAACACGGTGTTTTAATAGACTTAACGCTGACGCGATTTCAAATTACTAACGTACAAAAAATTGGTTCATGGGCCTATTTATATTATTCTACACAGCCATCAGTGCCTTTCGCACCGGGCGACACTATAGTGGTGTCAGGCATAGTGCCCACGGGTTACAACGGCACTTATACGGTTGTTGATGCAACCACATCATACGTAAGGTATGTCAGTGCTACAACAGGCTCGGCAACGCAATTTGGTAATATAGCACAGACATTTTACATCAGTAATTGCTATAAAGATATCACATATAATAGCAAAACTTATCAAGCACTGGCAGGATTTCTGTCAGTAAGTGAAATACAGACTAATATACAAAATAG